GCTTTGCGCTTTCGGGAACCTTCTTCACCCTCGGATTCCTTCGAAATGGTTGATGTAGACTTCTCGCCCGAAACGAATGAAGCAATCGAAGGGTGGCTCTACGAGAAGCTGCGCAGCTATGTGGACGCGCACGCCAATCTGCACAAGTCCAAAATACCTAAATGGCGGAGGTTATACCTTGGACAGCCGCAAGCAGAAACCAAGTCGTTCCCCTGGCCGAACTGCTCGAACATCGTCATCCAGGTTATCGGTGACCGTGTGGACACCCTTACCGCAAGAGTGCTCGGTTATATTTTCGCCACATCTCCGCTCTGGCATTATATGTATCCCGCCAATACAGCCAACCCCCAGGAAGCCGAACGTAAACGCTCAATCCTCGAAGACTTCATGGATATCATGGGATACGAACCGGGAGAGCTCGACCTCTACCGCGTCTACGGACAGTGGTTCACTGACGGAGCTAAACTCGGTACCAGTTTCGTGGGCATCAACTGGAAAAACATGGTTGAAGCCGTTTCAACCGGATACACCACCAGTAAGCAGGGCAAAAAGAAGCGCAACTTCGACGAAGAAACGATGTACGAAGGGCCGTCCGTAGACAAGCTATCGCACGAAGATGTGATGATGGATGCCGCGGCGCAGACGGTGGAAGCCTCGCGCCTGGTGACCAAGAAATGCCCGCTCACGCGCTACGACCTGCAAGAAAGAGTTTTCGACGGGTTCTACTCCAAAGAAGCGGTGGATGCGATCATCGGGAATCCCGACCGGCAAGGACCGTCGCTCAATTCGGCCAAGGAACAGAGAAAGCAAGGCGTGACGCCGATTCAGTCTTCGGTGAACGCAGAATGGGACGTGTATGAATGCTACTTTCCGTGGTTTCACCAAGGACGGAAGTTTAGACTCATCTACAGCTACCACCTATCCACTCGCACGGTTCTGCGAAAAGTGTTCAACTTCCTCCCCGGAAACTTCACACCTATCGTCAGAACCAAACTCGGATACCGCAACGATGGCGCCTACGGACACGGATTCGCCGAACTCCTAGAAAAGTACCAGCAGGAAGCCACAGACATACACAACAACAGGATTGACAACTCGACGCTGGCGAATTGCCGCTTCTGGCGCTTCTCGCCTTCCGCTGTGAATTTAGGCTCGCAGCTGGAGATATTCCCTTCCGGGGCGATTACGGCCAACAAGGATGAAGTAGAAGCCATGCAGATGGCGGATGTCTACCAGTCTAGTTTCCAAAACGAAACCATGATTCTGGAGCTCGCAGACCAACGTTCCGGAATTGCTCCCGCGGTAAGCGGCTCAGGTACAGGTGGCCCGACGAAAGGCAAAGGGAATCCGTACAGTTCGATGGGCACACTCGCCATGATGCAAGAAGGGAACCATCGAACGAACTTAGCCACATCGGATTTTCGGCACGCTCATCAGCTGGTTGGCTCACGGCTGACTGCAATGTACGCTAAATTCGGGGTAGGCGGTAGGGAAGAAATATTCGGCAAGGATGGGAAGTATCTGCTCAAGGCGCTAGCTGAGTTTCAAGAGCACCGTTCGCGCATCCCGATTCGCAGTACTAGCGCGTCCATCAACAAGGAAGTCGAGAAGCAGAACGATATGCTTATGGTGGGGCTGATTCAGCGCCACTACACAGCGCAAGCACAGCTGATGCAGGCCATAACCAATCCCATGATTCCGCCGCAAGCCAAGGATTACTTGCTGAAAGTGCTGGGCGGGGCAGACAGGCTGATCTACCGCATCATGCGCGATTTCGGCTACGATCAACCCAAAGACTTCATACCCGACGCGACTGAAACGGTTATGCCGCAGCAACAAGGAGAACAGCAAGATGGCCAGCCGCAGCAAATCGACCCGCGGGCCGCAGCCCTCATTGCCGCAAGGCAGTCCATGGGCGCACCTTAGGTCCCATCCGGCGCAGACCAAGGAGCTGCTCAAGTCCCCGGCATGGGCGGACCTCCTGGCGGACCTCCAGGAATGGCGCGTTAAGCAGGTACAAAACCTCATTCACGGGCATCCTGACGCGCAAGAACTGGGCAAGATACAGGGCGTCATCACATTTATTGACATCCTCTCCAATCTTTCCTTCTAAAATTCTCTTGACAGCCTAATTCGTAGTACGTACAGTACCCGACGTTGAGAGGTACTAGAACCGTTGTGGCCTAACAACAAGAAAGAAGAACCTCCCGCCGTGAAGCAGGAAGGTGAGAAGCCGCCACAGGCTCCTTCCGCCGAAGAACTGCTCGCTAAAATGGGCGAGTTGCTTTCACCTCTCTCAGCAAAAATGGATTCCTTTGCAGAACGTCTTGCTGCCGCAGAAGAAGCCCGCAAGCCAAAAGAGCCAGTAAACACAGAGATTCCCTCCGTGCTGGACAACGAGGATGCCGCATTCAATCAGCGGCTTACTCCCCTAGCCGTTGAGACGGTGAATCTGCGTTCGCGCATGATCGAACGCGAAGTGCTCGATGAACTCGAAGGCTTCTCTGAATTTCTCCCCGAGATCCGTAAGGAACTAGCCAACACGAACGTGCAAGTAAAGGCTATGCCCAACTACGAAGCCTATGTGCGCAACGTGGTGGACATGGTGGTAGGCCGAGAAGCGCGCAAGGGTGGCCTCAAGCGCGACAAGCAACGCTTTGTTCTGGAAGATGGTTCCAGTTCATCGGACAACACTGGTTCTAGTACTCAGTCTCAGGAAGACAGAGACTTCCTCAATTTCCACGTCACTACGGGCAAGGGCAAGGTAGTGACCCGCGGGGAGTACCTGAAGCGCATTGGCATTGACGTATCCAATCCCGAAGAACTGAAGAAGGTGCGCGAAACGTGGGCGACCGTGCAGGTAGTGAACTAGCATGACTATTACCAACAAGACGGTGCGGGACGCGCAGGCGAACCTCCAAGAAGACCTCGATCTGGGCGCGAAGACAGAAGGCAAATTCAGAGAATCCATAGCCACAGGCAAGAACGTAAGGCTCCCTTCCGGACAGTGGCTCTCTCCCGAAGCGCAAATCATGTTCGACAAGTCGATTGTGGCCCGTGACATTGGGGCGCCGGCGCTCGAGGAGATACGCATCAAGAACCTCTCTTTCCACTATTACTGGGGGAATCGGCTGGCGGGGGCGGGCGCACGCTACGCGCAGCTGAAGTCGATGGGATACACCAACGCCACGCTGGATGATGTTGAGCCAATGGCGGTAGAGATCGAGAAGGGGCAGAGTGAAATACGCTACGGCGACCTGATTCTGATGAAGATTTCGGTCGAGAAGTGGATGGCGCGAGAGAAAGCCAAGATGGAACGCGCACTCGCCCTGCAGCGGCGCACCAAGACCTACTTCGACAAGACTCCCAATCCGGATGTGAACTCCGATGAGTCTCCCGTAATGGTCGATGCGCAGAACCAGTCAGTGGGAGACGCGAAATATTTGCGGCACTATCAACCCACCGCGGCGGAACTTGACGCCAAAATGGGCGCAGATCCAGTAGGAGGGAAATAATCATGGCATTTGCCGTTCCGATTCTTCCTATCTCCACGATCAGCGGCAATCAGTGGAGGCAGAACCGCATCATTGAAGAAGCTGGACAGACGTTCCTTTCCGGGACTCCCGTACAAGTCGATTCCTCGACGGATGGCGGGTTGGCCGTGTGGGACGGTTCGACTATCACAGCCGGCATCGCGGGAATCTCCTATGAGGCAGCTTCGAACCTTGGCTCGACTGGTTCGGGAGCTCCTGTTCCGCTTGCTCCCTTTACTGGGGTGGGCGCGGTAGCGGGTACCTTCGGCTCCGTTCCTAACCAGTCCTCGGCGAAGAACATCGCGCACGGTGCTCCGCTCAACGATGGACGCTGCGGACTCTCTGAGAATGTGGCAGACACGGTATTCTCTGCCGCCTTCGGCACCACGGGAGTAGCCACCACTCCGCTAGTAACGGATGTGGGCAAGGCTTATGGGATGACCAAGGAAACCGCGTCTGGGTACTGGTACATCGACAAGGCTAAGACGGGCGGCTCCGCAGTGGCAACGGTTGTGGCGCTGGACAATCGCGCTACGGTTGCGGCCGGAACGCAGGTACATTTCACTTTCTTGCCCGTTACGCAGCAGATTCCGGGCAGCTGATAAACAGTAGCAAAGGAGATTTTCTATGCCGATGGTCCGGGGGCAGTTCGCGCAACTACTTGCGTCGGGCGTGCACCACAATCTCGTTCAGTTCCTCGATTACCAGATGCGCGAGCAGGAGTACACGCGCTGGATGAACGTGGAAATGTCGGAGCAAGCCTTCGAGGATGAAGTGGAGTATGCGGGTGTCGGCGTAATGCCGGAAAAGCCGGAAGGCTCCGCCATCATCTACGATGATCTGATTCAGGGCGGCACCAAGCGGTACTTGCACCTCTCCTACGGACTCGGTTCGCGGGCATCCTGGGAACTGATCGAGGACGACAAGTACGGAGTCATCAAGCAGGCGCCCAAAGCGCATTCACGTTCAGCGCTATTCATCCGCGAGCAGGTAGCAGCCAACGTATTCAACCTAGGCTTCTCCTCAGTCACCACCACAGACGGCCTGTCGCTATTCAACACGGCGCATCCCTTGCTTGGCGGGGCGAATGCTACGAACGTAGGTCCGGGAGTAGCGAGCGTCATCACCGCTACCGGAACCTATCCGAACCGTCCCACTCCTGACGTTGACCTGTCATTTACCGCCATTCAGACCATGATTACGCAGTTTGAACGTCTGATCGACGCGCAGGGCATACCTATCCGGTTCAAGCCGCGCTGGGTGCTGATTCCGCCGGAACTGAAGTTCATAGCCCGCGAGATTCTGGGCAGTGCAGGGCGTCCCTACACAGCGGACAACGAACTAAACTCCCTGCTGGGCGAGGATCTTCAGTTCCAGATTTGCCACTACTTCACCAGCGCGAGCGCGTGGTTCGTGGCTACGGACAAGGAATCGCACCAGGTCAAGTTCTTCGACCGCCATCCAATCGACACGGACTATGACGACGATTTTGATACTCGCTCGACCAAGATGCTCAGCTTCCAGCGATTCTCTTCTGGCGCTACTTCCTGGCCTGGAGTGTGGGGATCTAACGGTCCATAGAAAGCGGGGTAGGGAATGAAGGGAATGAAGAAAAAGGGCAGAAAGATGCCCAAAATTAAAGTGAAGATGGAGAAGTAAGGGGGACGAAGCGTGTCAGCGAACCTTACCTTGACTCATTTCCCGTATGGTGTCTATTCGGGCGAGACGGATATTCAAACTCTCCTTGCCGGGGCGACCACAGGAATCATCCTGACTGCGGGGATCACGGCGGCAGGTTCGGGATATGCGGCAAACGACACAGGTACTATTACCACTGGAAACGGCAATGCCACCTACAAGGTGCTGACTGTTTCAACGGGCGCGGTAGCCACCTTCTCGATTACCTTTGGTGGCTCAGGATACTCAATTGCCACAGGCCAGGCTACGGCAGTAGGGGGAGCGCAGCCTGGAGTTGGCACGGGCTTTACAGTCAACGTGACGGCAATCGAGTCTGGGGATGTGCTGCAGACCAAGC